TCACCACCGGAGAAGGTCAGGGTTTCATACCCGCCCTTGAGAATCGTCGGGGCAAAGCGAACGTCGGGCATAAGCAGATTTGCGTATTTCCGGCGCTGTCCAAGTCCCATTCTCATCTTGGTGACTTTCTTACCTGTACGGATACGGGTGAGGTCACAGGCGTTAATCATGAGGTCGAGGGAGAGTTCACGATTGACACTGGAATTGGAGATAATGTTGGCCTTCCATTTGGGGTAAGTGGCGCATGTGATGTTCTCGAAGGTAGCGAGAAGCGTACCGTCATCATACAGACCATCAAGACCAACCATTTCAACCGCCGTATCGGTAGAGGCCCATGCGAGATCCCTTGCGCCCATCTTGACAGCCATAGAACCCGCTACGATGGTAACAGCATTGGTATTGGTAGCACCTGAAGCGTAGGGGTGGCCGTTAAGGTACGTTGCCGAAGGAGTCTCGAAGATAACCACCTTGGTAGAGGGGTTAATAGAGAGAATCCGGGAAGCAGCCGCACAGGTGACAGTCGTATCACCGGCAAGGGTAGCACCAGCGGAGGCGTACATATCAACCATCTGGCCTTCCTGAAAGTACATAACGCCGATGTCGTTGTCGAAGGTTCCCGCCCATGTAGCGTTACCAGTGTAGGTAGCACCCGCAGAGAGTCTGCCAAGCTGACCGAATCCGTCCCAATGACACTGGCGGTTCATATCAACCACGATGGACTGATAGATGTCGTCAATCTCATCAGCGAGGGTATCAACGAAAGCCGCTGCATTGCCCTTCCCGATTTCGATTGCGGGGCCGGTAATCTTAATGGAGCCGTAATTGTACTTGGGTACAATGGTTCCCTGGTCTTTCTTGCCGGTCAGCGGATCAGGCAGGATGGTATCATCAGCCCGTGCGCCCGTACCCTGCGCCCTTGCGTACCGGATACCAAAAATATAACCGTTTCCAGCCGGGGTTTTGTCCGACTTGGGGAACTGGTTGTAGGTGATTGTTTCATCGTTAAACTGATTCACAAGCCCTTCACCGTAGACGTTTTTAAGAGTCTCAACGATGGTGGCTACTGTTGCGTAATCTGACATAATATCCTCCGTTAGCCAGACTTACCCATGAACACTTCTCTTAGGGCTGTCCGTGCTGTTTTTAAGTTGTGTTTTACTTCGGTTACGGGTGCAGCCGGAGTTGAAGAGGCTACTTTGGGTATTTCCAGTTTGCCCTTCCGGTACTCAGCGGCACCTGCCTGTTTCATGGCATCTGCGAAAGCCTTCACTTCCTTCAAGATGGAATTGTAGGTCTTCTTGATTGCCTTCCTGTCCGTTATGTCGATGTCATTTGTCGGGTTAGAGACTCCCATAACCAGAGAAATGAATTTGTGTTGTTCCTTGGGGAAATCCTCGGCGTCCTCCAATAATTCGCTCACAGTCCTTTCGTAGAACCTGACGCTTTCCTGAGCTTCCTTGGCGGCGGCTTCCTTCTCGGCCTTGATTTTATCCCGGCCTTTCAGTTCCTTGATTTCCTCTTCGAGCTTCTTGGTGTAGTTGTCGGGGTCTTCTTCCCGTAACTGGTTCTTCTTCTGCTGCTCCCAATAGGCTTCGTACTTTTCCAAACGGGCGGCTTTCTCTTGGATTTCATCAAGCCGGTCTAAATCTACCGACTTACCCTTGATTTTACGGCCCTTTTCAACGAGTTCGATTAAATCCGAAACATCATCAATTCCGTTAGCCTCCATAATGGCCTTCGCACTTTTCAACAATCCAAGGTCGGCCTTGAATCGCTTATCCTTGTGCCAAGGCTGATCGGCGTCGGGTGATTCGCCGTCTTTCACACCCTTATCGTCGGCGTCGGATGATTTCGCCTCAACAACTGCATCCAATACTGCGTTCACATCTATTTCCGGGGCCGAACCGGATTTGGCGGCGTCTTCTGTTGCTACTACGTCTTTTGCTTCCATCTGATTTTCTCCTGTTTTCTGTTCCAAGAATATTGTCGCCAAAATGCCTGAAACTGGTTGGCACCAAATAAAAAAGGCGACCTCTTTCCATTTGAATTGGAAAAATGATCGCCCTCGTTCAAGGTGCTGTTATGTTTAGTTACTTAAAACTTTCTGCTTCTTCTCTCCTCAAAGTGGACTATAAGTCCTTCTTGTATCGTTAAAATAATCTTCCCGTGAAAGTTTTCATTTATCAAGGACTTTATGAAGGCCCACACCTTGAGTATATCCATTACTTCCCCGTACCTGATTCTTTTTTAGCCTTGGCGTCCTTTACATGCTGGATTGCCATGTTCTGTTCGCCCTTCACACGCTCGTAATTCTCGTCAAGCCCTTCCTGATGTTCCGCCGCCGCCCTGTCCACCACGAAGTTCCTCTTAACCTTTTCAGTGTCAAGGGCGTGTTTATGTTCCTCAGTGGCGAGCTTGGATTCCGTCTTGGCTCTCTCCCTGTCCTGTGTCATCTCATGGTCGATCTGTTTCTCTGCCACTTTGTCAGCATTAGAGGGGACGATTTTAGGAACAATGTCAGGATTCTGCATGCGTGCCGGGTCTGCAACAATTCCCATTTGCGAAAGCAGTTGTTCTTGTTCCGAACCCACCATCAACGGGAGGAGGCGATCCAGAGAACAATTTTCTGTCAAATTCATTCTTTTAGTTTTGCCCTCGTCCTGCATTTCTCCAGCGCGTTTGTGCGCCAAGGTATGCTGAGTTGCGACATGCTTTGCTTTCTCATCCAAATCTCTGAATTGTGCGCTTATCAGGAACCGCCTGTGAGTCTCACCGTGTGTACCGTGATTGTCCCACATAAACAGCGGATCATTCTGCAATACCGTTGGTTCGGGAGGCGGTGCGTTGGGGTCGGCATTGGGGTCAGGTTCCTGCTCGTCATCCAAGAGGAATATCCCCTCGAAGTTACCCATAGCAATCTGGGCGTTCTCTTTCTCTGCCCTTGCGATGTCAGAATTAACTTTTTCAGCAAATCCACTAAGCCCCATTTCAGTCAGGAACTCAGCCCTTAACTCTGGGTCTTGTGTGAGGTCGCCTAAGTACCCCTTCTCTGCCATGTTCATCAGTAGTTCAATCTTACCGGCTCTTGTCGTGGAGAGGCTGCTGGCGAGTTCAAGAGTCAAATCTGTGTTGTCTCTCAAATCCGAACCGAGGAATTGCTTTATCTCGGTCTTATTACCCTTCCCGGTGATTTTCAGGATACGAGGCTCTGTGTAGACCTCTTGGGCCAATAGGAGCCTTTTCTTGTAAACCCTCGTCAGTGAACGGTTGAATCTGTCCGTGTCGGGGTAGTGGCTTCTCTCGGCTGTCTCTCGAAGGATGTCAACTTGCACACCAGAGGACTGTGCGGAGGGGGCTTGCCCTTTTAAGATTCCTTTCGGGTCGCCTGCCGTGTCTTGGAACTGCCCTTTCTGGATGCCTCTCTCTTCGAGGATTTGGGTGGGTAGTGCTGTTCCCTGCATAATCTTGGGCTCCGTACCCGTTCTCTGATCCCACTCAAACGCCAAGAATCCCGTACCGCCTTCATTTATCTTCCTGATTACCGTTCCAGTAGCGTAGGATACTCTGTTTCTGCCTATGGACTTCCGGTTAATCGAAAGCATCTGGTCTATTTCGTTGATAGCATTTTGGGGGGAGATTAAATCGTTGATTGCAGAGTCAGACCAAAACCGTCCGGGGAAGCGGTTGTAGTGGAAGTCGGTTAGAGAATAAAACCAACTGCCGGGTTCGCTCTTGATAATCAGTCTTGGCATATCGACAAGTAATTGATTGTTGCAGACTACCACGTATCTTCCGTTGGGGTATTTCTCGGTGGGCTTAAACTCTATCTCACGCATCAGAACGTAGTCGCCGTCCTCACCCATGAAGTTAGTCGTTATACCGGCACCCTTCCAAGGGGACACTTCGGAAACGATTTTCATCAGCTTCTTCTCGTAGTCCACCGTCTGCACGTCGCCGCTACTCGACTTAATCTTTACCTTGAAGGTATCTTCCGTCCACTCTTTATCTTTCAGAGATTTGATTCCAGCCCACCTCTTTTTGTGCATCCTATTCCCCATCGGGTCTAAGACTGTATTAAAAGGTATGACTGTCTCGGCGCACACTGAACCTTCTTTAAGAATCCCATCCTTAGTAGCGAACCACCGGCCAGAATCCATTTCAGGATAGCATCTCATAAAACCCGTTCCGGCTATGATAGTCCAGTCAACACAATCTTCCTTCTCATCCAAGAAGTCAGAGTCGTTGTCCTTGTCCATCCAAGTAAGAAGGTTCTGCCCAAGTATGGCCGCACTCTCATCTTCCTTTTCATTCGTGTTGGGTGCTATTGAGGGATTAAGCCTCTGCCCCATCAGCATAGCCCTGACCGTCCTTACGAAGTCCCTTATCTCATTTGAGACAGGGGTAGGGGCATAGTCGGGCATCTTGCGCCTCTGAAATGCACCCGCAGACTTGATCCACGAGAGCCATTGTTCGCCACCGTAATAAAGGAGATTACGGAAAATGATGCGGTCTATCATCTTGCGACTGTAATCCTGCTCGTCAGCCTCAAATAACTTATTGATTGAGCCTACGAGTTCGCTATCTGATTTCTTTTCACGGAGAAACGAGAGTAAATTCATTGCTATTCAATCCTAAATGAGTCTTGATCGCCGTACTCTTCCACCACTTGGCGAAGGCCCTTATCGGCCATCTCTATTTCCTGTTTGCGCTCTCTGGCTATGGCGTA